CGCCGTTGACGGTCAGGTTGTCGGACACGGCATCGGCCCCGGCCTTGTCCTCCGTCCACGCGGCAAACCCCGGCGCCGCCCACAGCAGGGCGAAGAGCAGCGCCAGGGTGCGCAAGGTGGTCGTGCCGAAAAATCCCATGGGGCGCCTCGTGACGGTGAGAAGAATGCGGGCCGTTTTACGCCATGCCCCAGGGCGTGCCCCGTTATCCAGGCCTCAATGAGGCCTGCGCGGGGTGCACTACGCAGTCAGGGTAGTGCTGATAGACGATACCGTAAAGGTACCACCGTCTGTCGCTGTTTGGTCCGACACAAAATCAGCAAATGCGATGATGGTAGATGTGGCCGCGACCCCAGTGTCCTTGACAATAATCGCGCCGGGACTAGGGCCAATTGAGCCGCCGGAGGCGGTCCACGAGACGTTGTCCCATGCGGTGACCGATTTATGCAGAGTAGTATCCTTGGTGATAGTGACACCCGTTAGTGTGGTGCCTCCTGCGGTGTAGCCAAAACCAGCAGCCAGCTCGCTGGCTGATACATCGGACCAATTAGCATGGGTACCCTTATTGAACGTAAACCCAGTCGCCATCAACCGGATAGCGAATGTGTTGGTGTCAAAATCAATATTCCCTGACTGGGACTGATAAACAAAATCATCAGAAACGCTACTTGCCATTTCAAATCCTTCCTAATTATTCTGCGCCGCTGCGCTTGTCGAGAGTACGCGCCGCCATATAGGTAAGCGCAGGTGAAAACAACGATCCAATTACAACGGGGTCTGGCCCTGTGCCGTGCCCGTAGATCTCTGCCACCGTGGACAGCAATGCATAGAGGTACGTGGCGAGCGCACTGTGGCGCGCCATAACCGGCCGCGTCTTTTTTACGAAGTCAAGTATCGACACTACTTAGCCTTTCCGTTGATTTTCTCTAGGGTTCTAAAGGCCCCCAAGCCAAGCAATGAAAATACAACCGAGATTAGTTGCTCCGTTCCACCTAATACAGGGGCAGGCGCGGCTTGGGGGAAGAGTGAGGCTTGTACCCAAAGCAACATGTCGTACCCAATAAAGTGCCAAGCTAACGAGAACCCACACACCCATCCAATAAATGGCCTCCACCCTGCGACAAAAATGCTGCGGTGGCTGGCTTCAATTTTATTCAGCTCGATCTGGGCCAGGGACGGCTCAAGCAGCATCCTCGCCTTGAGGATCTCAAGTGTCGCCTTCTCGTCCGGCGTCTGCACAAACTTGTCAACAACCCCTACAAGCCCCTCCACTGCGGAGGCACCTGCAGAAGAGAACACTGTGCTCAGTAGTCCCATTCTTCACGGCTCCTTGCACACCGCAGCTTCGGCACATCTGCATCCTCGCTGTGTATGCTCCCGCACGCCTTGCACCGCACGATCACTACGTCCCTGCTGGACGGGAGGACCTCGAATTCAGTCTTCCCACAAGTGTCACACTCTACGGGGAAATCGAGGTATCCCATGCCGCCTTGTCTCCTTTGAAATGCTTCCATTGTACCATGATTCTCGACACATAATCAATAGTTTCTTTCGCATGCACCCCCGTTATTTTCGGCAGTACGCTTGCAATCGAAGACCATTGATCCGGAGGGAGCCCCTCGGCAGCCGCCGCATGCTGGGCCTTTAGGATATTTCCCGCGCCCGCATTGTACGACCCGCATGCGAATTTAATCCGCTCCAGGCCTTCTTCCTTTCTCCACATTAACCATAGGGAGAGGAAGTATACAGATGCCCCAAAGGCAGATTGCTCGGGGTCTATTGGGCTTATCCCGACTTCCTCCGCGGTTGCGGGCATGAACTGAAAGAGCCCAATTGCCCCTGCATGTGAACGTGCGTAAGGCAGCAGCTTACTGTTCTCAGTATGCATGATGGCTTTCAAGAGAAACCAGTCGCCACCTTCAACCTCAGGGGCGCATGCTGCCCAATAGTACCTGAGCAGGGAGTCGTATCTATTTCCTGCCTTTGGTGTGAGCACAACATCAGGGTACTTCATTGGGTACCTACAGGATCTATGTGATGCGAACCAGAGAGAATACGTAGTAGAAGTGCCTCTAGCCTCTCTTGGCGTTTATATACCAGCTCCCAACGAGATGTCACGGCCTCAATGTCTGCCTTAGACGCGAACTCGCCACCCCTCTGCTCCAGCGCCGTTATTCGCTGTACCTGTGTCCCTGCCCCATAAACTAGGGTTCCGGCTACAAGCACGATGTACACCCAGTCCTTTACGGACACAGGCACTACGGCCGTTTTGACCGCTCCGACAAAAAGCCCGACATGTGAGAGAAAAGACAGATCTCTGTGCATCAGTGCATCCAATCACGGGTGAGCACCACGCCGAAGTGGTCGCTCACCCCGTTATCGCCAAGGCTGGTGCGGGCGTTCACGCCAAGGCCCCAGCGCGGGCCGGGCTTGTAGATCAGCCTTGTGTCGCTGTACCAGTGCGGGGTCAGGTTGCGGCCCCAGGTATCAGGGTTATGCATGGCGACGGCACCAGCGCCCAGGCCGTGCACAGTATTCCACCTCTGGCCGATCACCACATTGACGCCCTCGTCCAGGGTGAACGGGCCCCACTGGAAGCGCATGGTGTTCGTACTTAAGTAGCGCGGCACGTCGCCGTCCACGCGGCCGATACGAGAGAAGTCGCCCTCGTTGTGGGGCAGGCGCGCCTCCAGGGTGGTGTCGAAGCCGACGATGCGTGGCCCCCAGGCGTAGGCGGGGGCGGCGGCCAGGATGAGAAACAGAGAAAGCATGACGCGAGTCATAAAAACCTCACTATTAAATGTAACGGTACGGCTGCGCATAGACCCACCAATTCGCGGCGGTCAGAAAAACCCTGGCACCTCCCGTCTTGGGTGGAATCGATGGCATTGACGTGGCTAAGGGGCCGCGCACGATGGTTGTATCTGTCGCATTCGTCACGGCTAAATAGGTAATATCGCCCCCACCCGCGTTGTTGCTGGCTGACTCAAAATAGATCTGATCCCCTACCGCGTAGCCGTGCTCTGCAACAGTGCATCTCAAGTACATCTGTACCCCGTCCGGATACCCACCAAGGCCATGAGCAATGGGGCCTGCAGTGAGAAAAGTAGAATTCAGCGGCATGGACGCCTCTGAGCCCCAAATCCTTATCGTCACCCCCAGGTTGGCGCGGGCTGCCAGCGTCGTGGTGGCACCGGTGCCGCCCGTGGCGACAGGGATCACGTCGGTGTTCTTGACCAATGGCACGCCGCCAATAGTCGCGGTGGTGGCGGTCACTACCAGGGCGTCGGTACCATTCGTGCGTATGTGGATGGTGTTGATGGGGGTGGCGGTGGTGTCCATCGCGCCTATGTAGATGTCGCCATTCACAGACGCGCCGATCAGCCGCGTCGATTCCCCCACCGCGTTCTTGCAGCTGATATAGACATCATTGTTGAGTACTGGGGGGGTTGCAAAGGTCTTCGCCCCTGTGATGGTTTGCGCGGCGCTAGCCCGCAAAACGTCAGCGGGGATTTGTGCGTCTGGTATTAGGGTACCCGCGTCTAGACTAGCAACACCGCTCGCCGTCCCCCGCGCACCAATGATTTGATTGGTCTTAGTCACCGCATCCAGAAGGTCTACGCGCGCAGCTGCTGGGCTGTCCGTCCCCGAATCCAAATTAGTCGTGACAATTGTTGATCCTGGCCAAGACATATATTATCCTTTCGTTCCTTTGATTGCGATATCTACGATAATTGGAGACGCGTAAGGCGCACCCCCCGCATCCCAAATTTTAAACGTCGCACTCGTCAGTGTCTTTGCAAACAACGTCCACGTCAGTGCTGTGCCGCCTTGAATAGCGGTCAACTGCGCCTGAGTCACCGCAGCAAACGTCGCAGCATACGTATAAACGAACTCCCCTGCAGTAGGTGTGACGGAGTAATTCTCCCTCTCCTCTGTCTGGATGTCTGCGTCGATAACCGTGGAAAGCCCGCTCAAGACGGGGGTATCCCCGGAAGACGTGGTATCAACCGTCACCCGGAACTTTGCATATCGTTTTCCGGTCACCTGGACCACAGGCCCCCAGGCACCAAATGTATGCGTCGCGCTATTCGCCGTTTGCATCTCAAAGGTCGTGGCCGAAGTGCCAGTAATGGAGGCTGATACAAATGGTGTGAAGGTCACGTCTGCATTCAGATCAAATTCCTCCGTAGTATATGAAAAAACAAACCCGCCGACATTCCGGATCCACGACACATCTCCGTCCCAAGTCGACGGGGACGTATCCCATGTCCCTGTATCCACTGGCTCAAGGGAGTTTGTAGCGGTGTTAAGTACACAGTCAACAAGAATACCCGCCCAAGGGGTAGGGGTGGTTTGTGCCTCTTCTCTCCGAGCCAGCACATTACGCAGTCGCGGGTCACCAAGAACCGCGCCAGAGATAATCACATCTGTGCTTTGAATACCAGCTCTATTCTCCGCGCGGAGAAAAAACTTATACGTTCCGCTCGCCAGTTGGTTCGTTTCATAAGGAGATGTACTAATCAGCCCTTCATGCAAAGCCTGCGAGGTACCCCATGTGGCAGCAGAATTTGTTGAGTATCTGATTCGATACCCAGCGAAGTCGATCGGGATCGCGCCCGGTGCCCACGAAAACACACGTGTGCCATCCGACATCCTATCCACAAGAAAATTAGCAGGGGCAGAGGGGACCTCAACATAACCAAGCACACCTGTCTCAAGCCCGCTTGTCTTGCTTGTCACGTACCCCTTCGTAGCTAGCTCAGGCGGAAGTTTTCCGCCAAGATACCCAATCGGTACCACGGCGAATTCAGGGCTTGTGCCGACCAGATCAGCAGACACCTTATACACCCAAGACGTATCAGCAGTTCTCCCCAGACTTTGCCATATAAGGTCATCCGAAGTCGTTGCACCCCCTACTTTACGAAGAAAGACTTCGTACTGCGCTGTGTGCCGAGAGGGCGAGGCTGTCCAGTGCAGAAGTACCTGGGAGTTCAATTCGCCCCCCGCGTCAAGGAAGAACCCTTCGTTGATGACCAATGTTGGTACGTTGATCGGCGGCGAGTTTGGGTTAGCAAGGTAGCTGTAGTTCTGTACCGCCTGCGCCGGGATTGTGTCGCTGTACAAGGAGGCATTATACTCTGACGCCTCAATGGTACAGGTCTGCTGATTGTCCCGAGAGATTGACAGGGCGCGAAACCGTTTTGTAACGATCCCCACTTCCCCAAATGCAAACACTTCATCCATCACTGGGGCAGATGGCACCCACCCGGACACGGATACAGTGGTATACTCCCCCGGCACGGTCGTAGTCACAGTTGCCGTCTGTAATGTATCGTCGTGGTGTCGGATCTTAATCTGGTATGTTTTACCCGCCTCAATCGTAACGGGCGCGCTCAGTGTCGCAGTAGACGTAGTCGATGAGATGATGCGACCCCCTTCCCCCCAAGCAGGGACATCGTGCTGGAAGTCGAAAGTGTCGAAGGGCTCAATGGCAATTGCCTCAATACTCGCCTTGAATGAAATCCTCCGCCGCTCAGTGATATTTCTATCAACTATCTTTTTGGCGATGCGGAGTGCCTCCGCCTTTCGCGTAACGCCGACACCCTCTAGAGACTCTCTAATAATTGGTATGCTGGGGTCTCCGATATCATACCCAGTAAGCTCATCGGCAAAATAATGCGCTTCATTCATGAAGCGAATGTCAACCGCATTCGTCACCTGGGTCTTGGACTGAAATGTCTCGGTCAAGGATCCGCGGACAATATTCCCCATCGTGAACAACTGAATCGGAAGAGCCTCCGCGCGGTCGATTTTCGGTAAAATGAGCCTACCACGGCGCACCAGGGTTGCGTTGCGAGCTTCGAGAATACGCTGGATAACTTCCCACGCCGACTTCTCGTCCCTCAATTCTACATTACAGGTGCTGCGGGCGTGGGTACCCCCCACACCGTCGCTAACTGACTCATCAAAATAATTGGCAAGGGCCAGGAACCCAGCACTGTCCAAGTCGGAGAGGGCTATTTTCCCCCCGAGTCCGTAGCGACTGTTCACCAAGATGTCTTTGACAACCCAGGCCGGGTTATTCGAGAACACTGTGCCAGTGTCTGTAGCAACCTTTTTTCCACGTACCCGGACCCTAAGTTGCGGGATTCCACTTCCAATCTCTTGGGTTCCTTTGATACGGAGCCCCAATAGAGCTAGATTTGGGTATTGGAACGTGTCTACAGCTGTCGTTTCTACGTGCTCTACCAGGGATATCCTGTCTGAAACATGGCCGTTTCCGACTGTGCTACCCGGCGCATTGATATTATTCTCTGTAATTCGCGTTATCCTGATGTTAAATATAGCCGTCGCGGCAAATTTAAACCGTACGCGAAAGGTATGGGGGTTAGCCGTATTGTCGGTGAGCCTAAGATAAGGCAGCAGCTCCCAAGTCGCAGAGTCTTGTGCTTTGTACTCAACCTTCATGACAACGGTGATAGAGTGCTTACCACCCTTGCTATCCGTTTCCTGAAGGCCTTGAACAGGCCCGCCCTCCCCATTTGTACCAATCGCTTGGAGTACCACGTCCACCATGGATACCGGCTGGAAGGTGGTGATCGTTTTCTCCATGGGGGCAGGGCCCGAAAACTCCATATTGGAAATAGAGAATGGGTAAGTGGTAGATGCCGTAGAAAATGAGGGGTCTTGAAATAGAGGTGGCTGAGTATTCGTCCCGGTCCATACATCCCAGTCAATTCCGTGCAACTGGTCCAGATCGGCGTCATTTACCTTAACGTCTGGTGTGCTAGAGGTAGTACGTGATGCTATTGTTGCCCCAGACCATTTATCTACAAGCCCTTCAATCTCGCCCTCAGATAAGGCCACTACCACGCTCATTTTCTGGTCCGATGACTTGGCACCAGGGACAACGATATCATTGTAAACAGTTGCTACTGCGCCAGACGGGTCTGAGATAAACGGAGGGGAAACGGTGTATAAATACGAAGTTATAGGTCCGCTGGTTGTATTGCCGTATTGATCGAGCATCTCGTCATACCTACGACCAGATATAATGACTGACTGGCCGTTGACACTTACTACCTTATTCAGCAAGCGGATGGCATTGCTTGTGCCCACTGGGACACGTAGTTGACTTAAGTTGGTGACAGGCTCTGCGGTGAACGTAGTGTAAATTGACGAAGCAGCATCTGTCGAATCATAGTACTCTTGCAGGATATCCACAAATGGGGAATCTACGCGGGCAGATATGATGTTCCCACCCACCATGGTCTCCCCGTACACAACAGGGATAGGGGACCCCGCCTCGGCTGTTGTTTTTACGGTCCCAAAGCCATTGGTCTCGGCGGGTGTCTTTTTCCGCATGGCGCGAAGAAATTTATGTTCGCGGTACAGCGCGTACCCAGACATCGCTATGGTGATAGCCGTGTAAATCCAAAAGGCAGCAGAGATAGGATCCCCTGGGGACACGACAAAATAAATCTGGGTTCCGTCCCTGGGAATATAGGTGCTCGGGTCTAGAACCCGCGTGGAAGCATTGAAGCAGGCAATATTATCCCGAGACTCTTTGGGCGGGAAGTAGGACCAAGCCGACCCTCCCGTACACGGGGACGTGTACAGCTTCGTGGAGTTCGGTATGTCCAGTACATTGCTACAGTAGAATATGGCAATCATATCGGTAGATTATCGGGGCTACAGGGTACCGAGAACGGGAAGAAACGTGCACGCCTATTATATCATTTATATCAAGGAATTGCCAGTCATTTAGCGCAAATACAACATGATTAAGCGAGGGAAAAAACAACACGTCACCGAGGCGAGGGGGGCCTGGGCAATGAGTAAATGGTGACAAAAAAGTTGAAGGGTGGTCATACAGCGGATCATCAATTCTTATCCCCATCTCTTGGTAAAGAACGAGCACCAAACCAAAGCAATCCAGGACAGTCCCCCGGCCCATCGGGGCATACGGAGTACCTATCAAACGACGAATCTTATTTGATAAAATAGATAAGTCCATTTGTTGGAATGGATGGGAAGCCTCCGAATCTGGGCTCATTATTATGGGACTCACACCCATCTCCTCCCTGTAATGTTTTATCACACGACGCCAGAGCACCTATATAGCCGCACTCTGTGCTTTTATACCGCCATCTACAGGAGTCTCTGAGAAACCGATTCGATGGGAAGCTGCGTACAATCAGACCAGAAAGCCCAAGGGTCAGGGACACCGCGTCTTGGGTTAGTGTGGCCCCGGTCACCTCGTATTCATGTGTTACCGCAGCAGAGGGGTCTGTCAAATAGGTACTATGTACCAAGTGGATCTTGGTAGTATATCCAATAATATTTTCGCCCGCCTCTAGTGTATTCCCTACAATCCGTAAAGGGTCCCCTATCGTCAGGGTAGCAGAAGGGATAGATCCCTTTGCATCTTCCTTGAAATCCGTGTGTCGCACGCCCATTGGCGTCCATGTAACCCCATTCCAATCTACTGATTCTGGATACGCCGCGAAATAATAGGATGTTGGGGTTGCGTCTACTTGTATCTCATAGAGCAGAATCCATGGGCTTGTAGAGCCCAGCTTGTTCTTCTCTGTAATGAGAGATGGTGTCAGAGTACGCATTAGAACCGTTCTTGGAACTGCATCTGCATTGAGTACACCGTAGGGCTAATCTTTTCCCACCGGAATGAGTTCGGAACGCAAGACACTCGCACGACTTCGGCGACCCGCGTCACAGAGATGTGGGCAAAGTAGGCGGGCAGGAGGCGTTGCTCTCCAAATGCAATCCTCAAACGGGCAGCAACTGTTGCATTTGCAATTAAGTCTGCAGAGAAGTACTTCCCGTTAAACTCATCCGTGGCGGGATTCGCTGGAAACGCATCGTCTGATGCCGGGATCGAGACCGTCGTGGCAAGTGTCCCAGCATTTGTTGAGATCCCGATGGTTGTGCCCTCTGCACCAGAAACAAACCCCTCTACTCGATAGGTTTCTCCGTTGACTACGGGGATGGTGTCGCTAAGTTGTTGAATGAAAAGGGACTCATAATAACCGGTACCAGCGGCGACCACGGAAAGGACCGTTTGGTCGCCATAGACCGATCTCGCAACTGCCCCTGTTCCGGAGAGAAATATCCCGTAAAGGAACAGGTTAGAAACAGCACCGGTACAGACGACGGAGGCGTCCCCCCGTGTCAACAACTTATACACATACCGGTACTGTACTGTTGAGTGTAGAGACAGCACCAAGGTCGTCACCGCGGTTGAGAAGGCGGGGTCCGAATATACCTCCAACGACACGGCCCCTGATACCCGCATCAACCGCAGATAGTAAGTCGTACCAAACATAATGGGGAACTCGTCAAAGTATTCTACCCCCGCGACTTTCTCGATCAGTCGAATAGACGGGTTGCCCCCCTGAATATTAAAATTTGCAGCAATAAGATTTGATACAATACTACCATTTGACTCCGCATCGGTTACTGATGCCAGGTGTATGTCACACCCATCTCCACCAGATGTCAGGGACGCATTGAAGTCAATCCGGAAATCACTAAAGAAATAATTAGTCCCCAGGTCCTGGTACACCCTGCCGCTGGATAGCCGATCCAAATTCGTAAACGTTGTAGTCTGCCCGGCTGTCGTGATGGCGCTGTCAGGGTCTACCTCGGTCCATATCCCATTGTCCCCTTTTCCGGGATCGTTGCCTGCACCGATGTCCCAAGTAGTACCGTACGAGGAGAAGTCGGGGTCCCCTACCATGTTCGTCTGCTCATAAGCCCTCGACACAGGGCTTTTAAACTGGAATGTGTCCCCTACGTGCAGGTCCAAGAATTTTGAAGTCGCGCGGAATTGTTCCTCTGAAGCAACGTGCCACTGGAGATTAAATTTACGTCTCGCATAGGGGAACTGTCGCCTAGATTGGATATGTCCCGACTCGAACTCGGTCTCCAGAACAGGTGCCTCCGGTTCCACCGCGTACGAAAATTCGGGGATTGTAGGGAAAATTGCGTCGGACATTATGCATTCATCATCCCACGAAAGCCTGTATCTTCAAGCATCGCCTTCTGAATCAGGCCCTTGAATGCAGCCTCATTTTTCACCAGCATGGTTACAAAGCTAGCAGCGTCCGTCGCGTTGATATTGATCGTAACAGGCCTCTGCCCCTGCTCCGGCGCGAACTTTTGCTGAGCAGTCTTTGTTGCAGAGGCAACGCTTTCCCCCCGCTGAAGGACATATGGTCCAGTCTTGGCTATAAACGGATTGCCAGTATGCGCATACGTAATCGGACCAGCCCCACCAGCACCGGGGGCCTGAGGGGGGCCGAAAACAGGACCAGTGGCCGCGGCCGTGCCACCTGCGCCAGCAAGCGCCACCGCCATCTTCGTTATGCCGAGCTGGATAAGCTGGGACAGTATACTGGCAATTGTTTGCTGGGCTATAGCCGCCATCGAATGCCAAAATTTCTCCGCACCAGTAAGCATGGAGGCGAAGGAGGAACCAATACCATCGCTCAATTGCTTCATAGCATCCCCGCCTATCTTACCTAGCTCAATCCACCCGCTCTTGGCCTTCTCAAGCAGCCCGAAAGCCTTCGCAAACCCGGCGACCATCTGCGCTCCTGGTTTTCCGGACGCCTCCGCAATATCCAGTGCGTACTCCCGTTGGAGGGCAGCGCGGGCGCGCATAGTATCTGCGGTAGCCCTTCCTAATTTACTTTCGAGGTACGCAATCTTTTGCAGCTTACCCTCATAAC